GGCTAAGCCGGCCTTGGACGCTTACGCGCTCCAACTTGCTTCTACAGTTTATCACTCTGTAAGGGAGTCTAGTGTCTTATGTGTACCAGTTGCGACGGCAACAAGGTAAACCCAGGTGTCCATATGTGGTCACTGCACACCTTGCTTGCCCAACTCGAACCTATTGATTCGTTTGGTCTTGCAAGGCTTACGCAGGAACTATGTATAAACTGCCTGTGCTACGCCTGTGGCTTAATCGCGATCGGTACGTATACATTGGACGGAGAGTACTCCTCTCTAGACCTACGAGTCTTCCCTAAAGAAAATGGGATACAAGTGACCCTCTCCTCACAGGAGGGTCCCAATGCCTGAGGTACCTTTACGCTTGAGACCGGTCAAGTTAGAGACCACATCTGCTCAACAGATCCATACAGATAATCTGGCTGGTACTACTGAGGTGTGGACCGACCCTGTCCGGCGGTTAGTTAGTAGGCAACTCATGTTGTCGAATTCTAATCGTCAGATTCGAGGCCCAAAACCCATCCTTCATCATCAGATGAAGTTACGGATGAATAAGCCTGGCATTGTTTCTCGATATGCATCCAAGTCAGCGTTTGAAAATGGTCTCCCACCTGAAACCGTAGATCTCTACGATGATGGCGGATTTCTAGAGGCTCATGTTGACATGGCTATCAACGATGCCCGGGCACGAATGCTCGAGCTATTCACGTTGAACGGCCCTATCGATTGGGACCCTATTGTCCGTTCCGCCGTGCCTTCACTGCGGAATGAGTTTAACACCATTAACTTTCTGCTTGAATTTGATGATCTTCCTAAACTCGCTAAGGGTATAGGGGATAAGTACAAGTACCTGCGTAAAAAACGCGTGGGTATTGATACGAATTGGACTCGCAGTTCCTTGAATACAGCTTTGGAGGTTAACCTCGGTTGGCTGCCACTGTATTCCGATGCCGACACGTTGAAAAACAACGTGCAGGATTTTTGGGATAAAACAAGGAAGAAGAACCGTAAACTTCGGAAGGCAAAGAAGAACCTCGAAAAAGGTATCAAATGTGCTGCCGAGCTTTTTGACTCTCCATACGAGAAGTTGATTACTGGGTTGTACGATAGCCATGATCGAGAGTATAGCTTACGCTATGTATTTCGACTAAAGTCTTACGCCAGCTGTATCGCCTATGGCCATTATGGCGGCCCGAACCCTTTTGCGGAAGCATTGGATAATATGGGTTTATACCCAGACTTGTCCACACTGTGGAATGCTGTTCCGTTCTCTTTTATTGTCGACTACTTCATCCCTGTCGGGAAGAGGTTAGAAGCCAGTTTTGGGGAGTGGGATTGGCAAACCGTAGGGCTTGTGAATGCCCTACGCATCCGTGATGCGTGCATATCCTTCAAGGCTACTGGCTACATCGAAATCCGGTATTCCGGATACTTAGCTCCTCATCCTTACCAATTCTTTCGCAAGACTGATATGGCGGGTGCTCTCAGAGCCGAGTTAAGGTCCTTTGAAAGGCAGCTTCCCTTGGATGCTGTCCTAGATGGTACTGATGTAAGCCTAGAAGGCAGACGCCTGAATGAGAAACAGGCTATCAACACTTCTGGTGTTCTGTTGAATCTTCTCGACCAACCTAGGTCGGCGTTGAAAAGACTCCCATCGGGACGTTGATTGAACAAGTTACGCTGTTCGTTTATTTAATTGTGTGTGAGGATTCTATGCTAGGTAATTTGACACTCAAAGGCAGTCCTGCTGTGTGGACTCAAACTGGCGGCACCGATGTGCCGTTGACTCAGCTGGCTCCGGGTCTCTTTCGAGATCTTTCGCTGGCAGCCTCCATTCGCAATGAATTGGAGATCAAGTCAAATCCCCAGAATGACAACACTCGGTCGGATTACCTGATTAAGTTAAAGCTGTATGCTGATCCGGTGGCCGCTCAGCCGTTTGGCAGTAAAGACAACCTTTTGGAAGTCTATAATGTTATACGGGTGAATTGGGCTTTCTTCACAGAAGCTCAGGTCCTCAATCAGTTGTCAGTGATGACCCACATCTTAAGTCAACCCTCGGTGACGACGAAAATCCTAAAAGGAGACTCTTAGTCACTAAGGTTCTGGTTAGGGGCCACCTAGCGGTGGTCGTGAACGGGCTCATGCAGTGGAGACATCTGTTGATGCTGCTGCGTCTTCTCTCTTATCGGTAGGATTTAACCTGCTACAAGGAGGAGAAATGAAAAGCCCTTCTATTGTACGACGGTGCGATCGACCCGTTAGGGTTCAAACAAACCGAGGCTCAATCAAGCTAAGGTCAGGTAAGGTAAGGTCGTTGGCAACGTTCAAAATAACGTATCCAATCTTCCGCTCCATCCTGGCTATGCATGAAATTACCTGGTTGAGGCCTGCCATATTAATTTGTGCGCAGGTTATACAGCTCCAAAAAGCTGATGCTAAACGCAAGATGCGGGTAGCGAAAGTCCTAAAGACTTCCCTCAACCTCTACGATAGTATGTTCACCGATATTGGTCTACCTGCGGTTGATAAGGCCGCGGTTATTAGTCGCAGTAATGCGGAGGGCTTCAGTTTTCTAGCTGGAACTCTACCAAAGCTTCAAAAGGCTCTTTTGAGGGGCCTTGCGACTGGTAATTTTGATTGTCCAACTAGCTTCCGTACTAAGCGTGGCAGTAAGATCCCAGTTTTTCTGGGTTCCCTGTTCGCCCAAGTCTTTAATAAAGACGGTACGCTCAAAGGAAGTGATTGTTCGCCCATTGCAGTCCAACAGTTGTGCCAAGTCTGCGGACTAGTTTACAAAGCTAGTGTCCCTCGGGACCCTGCCAAGGATGCGGCTGTGATTGAAGGATTCGTGGATGTCGAGAATGAGCTGTGCTCACTTTCTATTCCGGACGACGCCCTGCTAAGAACGGCCAACGTAATTGTTCGCGATTTATTTCGCGACTACGATAGGACCAAGCTAGCGTTCAAACATGGACCGGGAGTGACAGCAGATACGAGGTTGACAGAGAAGTACGAGGCTAGGATTCCTCCAATGCCTGCAACTTTCTCGTTTGCGGATGCGTGGTTTATTAACGATCACGACGCCGTAGACCGATCTTACCGTGCGCCAGTCCTTGGGAACAACGATTTATTCGTCCCCAACGATCAAGCAAAGGTTCTGTTGGTTGATAAAGATTACAGAGGTCCGCGACTAATTAGTTGCGAGCCCGCGTGTCTTCAATACCTCCAACAGGGTATAAAGGACTACGTTTATAAGGCTGTGGAGTCACATCCCTTAACTTCGGGTTCAGTGAATTTCACTGACCAGAAGCCATCTCAGCGTGGTGCCTTGCGAGCATCCATCGACCGAAGTCTCTCGACTCTCGATCTTAAAGATGCGTCTGACAGGGTATCTCTTGCCTTAGTTATGCGTCTCTTTGATGGTACCTCCATTCTAAATGACATGATCTTGACGCGCTCCCGTCAGACTAAATTACCTGACGGTCGTGTTGTCGTGCTTAATAAATTTGCCCCGATGGGTTCCGCTCTATGCTTCCCTACGATGGCTATCAGCATTTTTGTGTTGATCGCTGCCTATATGGTTGGCAGAGGGTATTCCCTACAGAGGATCAAAGCTGACGTCACCATCTTCGGTGATGATGTTGTGGTTCCGACGGAGCTAGCCTACGAAATTGTTCGTGTGCTCGAGCGTTATGGGCTGAAGGTCAACACCGATAAGTGTTTCATCGACAGTCACTTCGCAGAAGCATGCGGAGGTGATTATTTCTTGGGAAACCAAGTTACACCTATACGAATCAAGAGGCTATGGCACGATTTGAGACAAGAAGAAGACAGTGCGAACACTGTCGTCAGCCTAGTAGAGTCCGCTCATCATTTCGACGAGTTAGGCTATACGAACCTAGCAGAGACGCTCTACCGAGAGGTGGAGTCTATCACTGGGAGGCTGCCCTATGGCTATTCTTGCTCGGACTTTTTGTGTCGGCTATACCAGCCGTTCATGGGGAGTTCAGCTTGGGACAAGACCATAGAGGGTCGGAAAACTACCGCCCCTACAGTCAAGGTAGCGACCGCTATCCCCGACGAGAAGGTCAAGACTAAGCATGTGTCCTACTATGGGCACCGCGAAAGAATTGAACCCTCGCTTGGGGTCTCCAGCGTTCCTAATGCTGGTGAGTTCAACAAGCGGTCTTCAGTCAGGCTGTCGTTCGGCAAAGCTGACGAAAACGGTTTTTCGCCCTATCCTGCGAACAGGTTCGTTCCTGAAACTCCTCTTAATCGAGAAGTGGATGCACGTTCTGAAGCCAGGAGACGGTTAGCCGCGATCAACGGTTTACCTACCTGACACCCCGCCGTCGGGGTATAATCGACTACAACCTCTGGCACGAGGATAATAGTGCTGGGAGGCGTGAAATCGCGTGGAAACACGCGAGACTAATACTGCCTTTATTGCTTGGCTTGGGCCTCATCCCACTATAGGATGTATCAGCTTTCGACAAGTACCAGCTTCTGCTGGAAGGTATCTAAGTATTAATCGCAGGTGCC